CGATGCCATCGACTTCGATGCATCAAACCACCACGAACATTGGGAAACTCCAATCTATATGGAGAGAACCCCCGAAGGTGAGTGGGTTGCACAATCCTCCACCGAGTATTCCGAGTACATGCCTGCTCACGGCATCCTCAAACGAAAGGTGGCTTCTTGGACACAACACCTTGACGGTGAACAGTCAAACTATACAACTCATGTAGAGACCTGTAAGGGTGACTGGATGACGTATCAAGAATCAATCGAATATTACGCCAAAATGAAGGAGGCAGCATAATGAAGACTATGTCTATGGCATACTGCGATTATATCGCGCATACTATTATTAGACCCGCAATGATTGAAGATGGTAAGGATGATGGTGGAGTCATCAGGGAAGTGGGTCACGTAAAGATGGATCTAGACCCTGTAGAGGGTTATATGGTATCCACCGCCAAGAGAATCGACGTGGTGGATATGAACGGTAAGGTGTACCGAATTACCGTTGAAGAGCTCTAGTTGTCAAGTAAGTGACCAATTTTTTCGTTTGGGTCACGCTTACTTCTTGCAATACGTTCCAAAAACAAGTATAATGGGTACATAAATTAATGAAGAGAGAGATTTGATTATGACTACTAACTATTTCGGTCTGAGAAAAAACCCTGAATTTGTCAACTTCCGCAACTACGTTCTTTCGTTCTATGCCTACGATGGTCTTTACCCTATAGAGGGTCTGAGTGTAGAAGTCGTCGAACGTGCCATTGTCAAGTACATCGAAATCTGTTCTAGTACTACCCGTCATGAGTCTTGGGGTCATGGTGACTCGCTTGACCGTGAACGTGTTCGTGACCTTATCATCGACCACAGTTCTTCTAAACTGAAAGTTAAGGAGGCTGTGTAATGAAAACAATTACTTATATATCTGATCCAAGTCATTCGTACCTAAAGATTGATGTACGTACCGTAGAAAACCTAGGGTTCATGAACAAAATCTCTGAGTACTCTTTCTTCAACAACCACTACGTATGGCTAGAGTGTGACTGTGATGCACAGTTATACTTTGATGCACTAGACGAACGTGGTCTCGCTGAACCGACTATCTACATGGAGACTCTTAATGTACAGGCTCCGTTTAGATTGTACCCACGGTTCTCTGCGAAGGCTGCCTAATGACTTACGCAATGATAATGTGTGTCGAGTGGTATGACGAAAATGATGACCGCCATATAGAGTGGAACGTCCGTGACCCTGAGAAACTTAAACAGAACCTGATTGACCTAGGAATGGACGAGTCCAGAATTGATATTTACGAGAAAGATATTTCTTGATTTATTTTCGAAATAAGTATTGACAAGTAATGAAAACAAGTGTATAATAGCGGTATAAATTAATGAAAAGAGAAATTATATTATGTCTATGAATGATGTGCTTCAAATTGAAACTTCCGCGACAGTTGGTAAATGCCCTTGGGGTATCGGCACCGAGGTGTCTAACGACCTAACTCCTATCCAGATGATGCAGAAGGCTGGTGTCGACTGGTCGGTTGAAAAAATCCCAACCTATGTTGAACACAAGGGGCAACAAGTTCCTACTGGTATGGAAGCGTTGGTTCGTTCTACCGACTCCAGAGTACTGACTCAAGTTGGTGGTAACTGGAACCCTGTACAGAACGAAGAAGCATTCACATTCTTCAATGACTATTGTTCTGCGGGTGATATGGAGATGAACTCTGCCGGTTCTCTGAAGGACGGTCAAATGGTCTACGCAATGGCGAAAGTCAAAGAGTCTTTCGATATTCTTGGTGGAGACCAAATTGATTCTTATCTTCTGTTCTCCAACCCTCACCAGTACGGTAAGTCAATAGACATTCGATTTACTCCGGTTCGTGTGACCTGCATGAATACTCTTGCGTTGGCACTGAAAGGTCAATCAGTCAATTCAACTAAGATTAACCACCGACGTGCGTTTGATGCTGACCAAGTCAAAATCACTATGGGTCTTGCCCATGAGAAGTTTGACCAATACAAAGAGATGGCTCAGTTGTTGTCAAAACGACAGTTCACTGCTGACACTCTGATTCAATACTACAACTCTTTGTTCCCATCACAGGCACCGAAGGAAGAAGTACGACAGTACAATGACCTCGCACCAAATGCTAAGAAAGCATACGAGTTGTTAGAGACTCAGCCAGGCGCAGAGTTCGGACGTGGTACATGGTGGCAGGCATTCAACTCTGTGACCTACCTTACTGACCACAGATTGGGACGTACTGCGGATGGTCGAATGACTTCTGCGTGGTACGGTGCAAACCAAGTCAAGAAGAAGCGTGCTGCTGAACTTGCTGTCGAAATGGCGGTGGTGTAATGAGTGAATCGAAGTTAATACTAAACGCACTGAGAACGCCAGATGGGACTGTAATCCAGTCCCGTCATCGCCACGACTATGTGACGTATACAGATGCCAATGGTAAAGAATACATGGTTGACGGTGGTTTAGATTATTTGAGACGGTCTATTCACGATGATCAGATTGACCTGAGTGAGTATGATGATGCGCCTCATGAACGACAACGTAAACTACTTACGTGGGGAACATACGGTATCAAGGGCGACCAACCATTGCAGTATAAAACTATTGCAGATATGGATACCGGACATCTTGAGGCTGTTGTAGCGATGAGTAGAGTGTGTCCAGTCCGAAGAAAATGTATGCAAAAAGAATTGGAGTTACGCACTAATGAAAGTTGAAATATCAGACGAATCTATAGAAAGAATCATGGTACAGGAATTGACACAGTCTCTGGAATGGGCTCGTGCAGACTTGTCTAGGTATGATGTTGGTTTAAATGCAAACATCCATGTGGTAGGTGACCCTGAAAAAGACAAAGAGGAACTGCGCAAAGACATCGAAGCATACGAAAGAATCTTATCTTACTGGAAGGTGCCGGAGTAATGACAATGCCAAATGAACGCCGGTGGGCTGTAAACAATACACGGCAATTCTTAGTTGATTTGATGGATCCTAAAAAGACTCCACGAGTTCCTAATGAAATTCGCAAAGAAGCATATCGTTGCTTAAAGCATTATCCTGGCGATTACTATATGGAAAAAGCGGCCGAACAGGCACCTAACATATTTGGAGATTGGGATAGTGGATTATAGTCCAGACAGTTGGGTAGTATTAAAGGTTAAAGAAGGTAAAGGCACATTCCCGTTCTATAAAGTTTTAGCAGGTTGGAGTGGTGGTTATATTTACGGAGACTCTTGGCGTATGAACTCCGGAATCACATTGGTTTTTGAGAGAGAGAATACTGTAGACTTTTATGGTGAAAGCGGTTCACTCTACAGATGCCCTAAAGGAGCCTACGGACTTAAAATGAGTACTGCTGGTATCTATAAGGATTTGTGTTCACAGCAACACTTTAAGGGCCAGATTATATTGATGCCCGAAGATACTGATTGGTCGGAGTTATTGAGTGATAAACTATAGCACAAACTGGATGGGCCCAGTATCTACTCGTTGGTATGAAGATAATAATATACCTTTCGAGTGGAGAGAAACTTCTGGTAAGATACTACCAAAGGTAAAGTACAAACACTTTCTCGAATCATACTCTGCTGGTCGCATAGACATCTATGGATTGGACGAGGGTGAGCATTGGGGTGGTAAATCTGAATATGGTGTTGCTCCAATGCTTACCGAAGATTGGAATGCGTTCAGTGATTGGTTAGATAAAATGCAAACTGAAGAGCTGTGGACTTATAGTAAACTAATAGAACATTTTCAATATTATTATGGGAAAGAAATAAGGTGGTGGGTTGAATGAGTATAAGACGATTAAACGAATGTAAATTTGACTTGGAGAAGAAGTAATGTCAAAAAAGAATAGATTTGATTTAGAACAAGAAATAATGGACTGTTGGAAAGTTACCGATGACATTAACATGGTGACTAAACACTTCATCGATAGTCCACAATGGAAAGGCATGAGTGCTGAACTCGCCGATGCTATTATGAACAAATACTTTGCGATTGCCGAACTTTATGAAGTCAAGTTCCAAAACCTATTCGACACTTTTGTTGATTGTATACCCGACTTGAACTCTTATATAGAAGATGATTCAGGACTGACAGAGTATGTTTTTTCTGATGACGATGATGATGTAGAAGATTCCAGTCCACAAATAGAACTTCGATTGAATGATGTCACCCCTGCGGAATGGGACGAAGTGACCTCTAAATACCACAAATAAATAAATTTCCGAATTAAAACCCCCCTTGTTATAAATAAAAATAGACAAGGGGGAGAGTCTAATGACGACGTTTAACACAGTGGCGATAACTGCCTTGCTGTGCTCTTTACTTTGGATTGGCTGCACAGCACTTATAATTGATGAATATATAAAGGTAGTACAAACAAAAGAGTTCCAGATACAAATGAAAGACTGGGACATAATCAATATTAAAAACTTAAATAAAATATATGACCAGGCACTAAGAGACCTTGTTTGGAGATGTCAGAATCAAGAAGAGATTCTAATTTCAAACAAACCATATATGTGTCATAAAATTGATAAGGTGTAACTAATGATAACATTTCGTAAAGAAGTCTTCGAAGTCTTCGATGAGTACAAAAAAGCAGGAACTCGCGAAGAACGATTAGATGTTTTGAAAAAATATGAAGATAACTGGGCGTTCAAGGATATCCTTCGCGGTTCCTTCGATGAGTCTCTGGAATTCAACCTTCCGGCTGGACGCCCACCTTTCACTCCGAACAAACCGGAGTCCGCCCCTTCTAGTCTGCTCAAGCAGCACAAAGAATTTGGTCTATTCGTCAAGGGAAATTCTTCTAACCTAGCTACATTCAAAATAGAGAATAAATTTGTTCAGCTTCTAGAATCCGTTCATCCGGAGGATGCTGAGTATGTTTTAAAAATGGTGGCAAAGAAGCCACCCTGTCGTTATATCACAAAAAAACTAGTTCAGGAGGCATTTCCAAATTTGATACGCGAGTAATCTTTTCGACACTAACTAACTTCTAAGGAGAATCCTATGTCGAGTCAAGAACAGCAGTTGAACCAAAACATTAACGAACTACAAAGGTTCGTGCATGACACCAGGCGCCAAGCAATATATTCCCAAGGTAATCGATATTATCGAAAGGAAACTTTGAATCAATATTATACGATACTAAACGCGTCTTCTCAACAACTTTCTCGATAAGGAGGTGATTATCTCTTCAGGTGCAGATTTAGTGAGACTCCTGTCGTAGTGATTGACAAAAATTTGGAATGGATTTATAATGCCACAGTATGAGTTTAAAAACAGTGAAACCGGAGAGGTCAAGGAATTGTCTCTCCGGATTTCCGAATACGATGAATGGAAAGATAACAACCCTGAATGGGTTCGTTATTTCACCCCAGATTCCGCCCCTAAACTAGTTTCCGGAGTTAGGACTACTATGAGTATGGCGGGTTCGGAATGGGAAAACAAACTCTCCGCTATTAAAAAGAATGCGGGAAGACAAAGTACAATAAAGGTTTAGTAGTATGAAGTTTTTTAAATGGTTAAGTTCGGGCCCAGTTGGTGGAAAGAATATCGTTGACACTGGCCCAGACCCAGATGATATAACTGTAGAGAACGCATACAAAACAAGGTGGGTGTGGTACCATACTATACTTGCTTTAGAAATTTTAACTACTAACATACTCTTGGCATCTATTCTGGTAGTGCTTGCAATTAAGTTGTAATGTTAGACATAATACGTAAATTATGGTGCAAACCTAAAGTGAAAGAAACTATGAATCGTGAAGCAGTATTCCAACAACTAAAGATTGACGAAGGCGTCGTTTATGAGATTTACCTCGACCACCTCAACTATCCAACGTTCGGCGTTGGTCACCTCATCAAAGAAAGTGACGGAGAGTTCGGCGCTAAGGTCGGAACTAAAATATCCCCCGAAAGAGTTGCAGAGGCATTCGACCAAGACCTCGACATCGCAATCTCAGAATGTACTGTACTATACGGAGAAGGGTTCTGTTATCTACCAGACGAAGTCCAACAAATCTTGGTTAACATGATGTTTAACATGGGTCGACCAAGGCTAAGTAAGTTTAAGAAGATGAACGCCGCGATTGAGAAGGGTGACTGGAAAGAGGCTGCGGTCGAAGGGAGGGACTCAAGATGGTATCATCAAGTAGGCTTCCGTTCCGCACGTTTGATGAAGAGGCTTGAAAATGTCTAATGTGATTTTCCAGTACATGATTGTTAGTGATGCAGTAGATGCTCGCGGTGGTATCAAAGGATGGGACGGTTCACGTTCTTCCCTATACAAAGAAGTAGCAGATATATCCCGTACCTCATTCGAAGAGTACGCAAAGAAGATTGGAGCAGAACACGTCTATTCCGACGAACGCGTTGCGACCAAGGGCCACGGTTGTTCTACTTCCCTATTGCACGAATGCGCTCGTGTCTGGTTAGACCCTATGTTCGACCAGTACGATAACCTACTATTCGTCGATACTGACATCGTGGTCAATACCGAAGAGAATATCTTTGACGTTATGGATTCGGGTGCGGATGTATACGGTGTCCTAGAGTCTGACTTCGTAACCGCTGATGGTGGTGGGTATAATTCTTGGGATAGTAACGAAGAGAACTATAGAAACTTCTGTCGTAAATTTGAGATGCATGACTGTCCTATCGTCCCTGTAATGCCCCCTAATCGCCCGTCTAAGTTGATGATAATGAATACTGGTGTGGTTCTGTGGACTAAGGAAGCACGTCTCAGAGCTCGAGAAATGTTTGACAAATGGGAAGATTGGTGTTATACTGGGGACTTCCATATGTCGATAATGAACGACCAACCGTATATCTCGGCACAGTTCATGAAACATGACTTCGATGTAGAGACTATAGAGACTACTTGGAACGACAGTCCACATTACGCAACTCAACAGGAATTCTTCGATAACGCGAAATTCTGTCACTATACTGGTGGTGAGTGGAAGGTGGATATGGTTAACCACTGGAAGGAAAGAAAATTTAAAACAACTCCTTGGCAGAGAACACTAGTACCATGATAGATAAGGAAGACGTGTTGGCTATCATAAACGAAGAATATCTTAAATGTATGGAAGAGATGGGTTCTACCGAAAATAGTAGTCCCAACTTCTACTGCATTGTCCAGAATATCTCACTATTACAGTCCCTTCGCAAGCGCATAGAAACTGAAATTAATTAATATATTTTCAAAATAAGTCTTGACAAACCCTCCATAATGTCGTATAATACCTAGGTATTGTGATGATTAGAGAGGGTTTTTTTGTGTTATTTGAAATATCAAATGAGGGTGATGGGATATCGGCAACCATTAGTGAGTCTCAGAATCCCCGACACAGATATCGTCTAGTGTATATGGATGATGATTCAAGTGAGGTAATCTCTGCCGTGTTCGGAGATGACTACAATAGGTTTGTAACACGCGCACTTGAATTTGTTAGAGGAATAAAATTAAAATGAATGACATAACTATTCCAAATAGAGCTTTGGTAACCGATCTAGTCAATGAACATATTTATCGACAAGAAAATCCCAACTGGGGTCAACTGATGGTTGTTTTGTACGACTATGGGTTTACATCTGGCCAAGTTTATAGTATAATGACTAGCGTAAGAGAAGAGGGTGTTGTGTGAAAGATAAGGTAATATTAGTAGATTGTGACGGAGTTATTCTTGACTGGGGATATGCATTCCAACGTTGGATGACGCGTCATGGTTATGAGATAGTCGACCCAGACGTATATGACATCGGTAAGATGTATGGGTTGGAATCGAAAGAGAAGAAACAATTAGTTCGTATGTTCAATGAGTCTGCTGCGATTCGCAAGATTCCACCTCTGCGTGACGCAATCAAGTATATCAAGAAGTTGCACGAAGAACATGGTTATGTGTTTCACGCAATCACTTCTTTGAGTAACGATGAGTACTCTCAACATCTACGTACCAAGAACCTGTGTGAACTGTTCGGTAAGACTGTTTTCGAAACATATGTCTACCTAGATACTGGTGCCGATAAAGATGAAGAGTTGGCTGCCTACAAGGACACTGGGTGTCTGTGGGTAGAAGATAAGGTAGAGAACGCGGTTGCGGGTGCGAAAGTTGGACTAGAATCCGTCGTGATGTCTCATGTCTACAACCAAGATACCGATTTCCCACTGATGCGTAACTGGAAAGATATATACGAGTACGTAACAGGAAAATAATTACTCCTTACTTGGTTTCCTGACCAACCTTTGGGACTCTTCGGAGTCCTTTTTTTTAATATAAATACATATTTAATCTGATACAACAGGTGAATAATGAGATACGTAGGATACAGTGAATTTTATCATGACTCCGGATTCGCTATCATCAATGAAGATGGTACGGTAGAGTTCGCAACTCACGGAGAACGGTACTCCAAGAAAAAGAACGATGCGAATATTCCGGACGTACTCTGGGACATGATTAACGATGATGACCATGTTTCTTTCTATGAAGACCACGGCATCAAGTTTGATATGCGAGGGGGTGTTGAGGCAACTGGTAGAACCTCCGAACAGATTCAAAGTTCAGAAAGTTTCGAAATGTTTCCCTATCCAGAAGCTTCCGTCTACGATGCGCACCACCTACACCACGAATCACACTGTGCCTCTGCGTTCTACACACGTCCTTGGGACGATAAAGAAGACACCGTCCTAGTCTCTATCGATGGCGTTGGTGAGTTACAGACTGCCTGCATCATGGACTCCGATTTCAATCTAATCAAAGAATGGCACTACCCTAAGTCGGTAGGCCTAGTATACACCCTCACAACTAAGTTCCTTGGTCTACGTCCACTCGAAGATGAATACGTGGTCATGGGTCTCTCTGCGTATCATGAAACGTGTCCTAAGTCGAAGGCAATCACTGACTGGTTGATACGTTGGTATAATAACCTAGAAGACATTGCACCAGAAGTTGAAATGGGTGTCGCGGTTGGTGGTGCTGAGTCTAAAAGAGAACAAGACCGTCTACGATTCCGAAGAGAATTTAAACGTAGAATACTATCTGTAGAGGACAAAGTAGCCGCACGTGCAACTCAAGACTTCGCGGATTATGCTATCATGCAAATCATGGGTACTGCAGCACAGTACGGTAAGAAACTGTGTTACTCCGGTGGTTGCGCACAGAACGTTGTAATTAACTCACGATTGTTCGAGTTATTCGACGAAGTACATATCGCATGTTCACCGACAGACGCTGGTTCAGGTCTAGGTACCGCCGCACGGTCATGGTCAAAGGCAACAGGTAAAGATAAACTAATCTGGACTCCATACTCTGGTTATGACATCCAACGACCAATCGACCCTAGTGAAGTCGTAGACCATCTAATCAATCAAAAGGTGTGTGGTATTGCAAACGGTAAGGCAGAGTTCGGGCCGCGTGCTCTAGGCAACCGTTCCCTTATTGCAGACGTACGTTATGACGTACAGGATACAGTGAATGGTATTAAACGTCGACAGAAGTATCGTCCATTTGCCCCTGCAATATTAGAAGAGTATGCAGAAGAGTACTTCGACGGCCCTATGAACGACCACATGCAGTTCACTTCTAAGGCATTGCACGACTACGCTCCTGTTACCCACGTAGACGGAAC